CGATTGAAATCAGAGGCTGATAAGATTAATGCCATGACCTGCTATTACGAAGAAGTTTTGGCGGGAAGACAGGAGCTCGTTCGTGAGCTTGATGTTTTACTTAATGGTATTGGCGCAGCAAATCAGGCAAGCCTATGTGATGTGGTTGGTCAGGTGGCGCAAATTGTTCGCGAAAATGGGCGCCCACTCCTGCAGCCATCCCCAGCAGTGGCGGTGCCAGTGGGTGAGATAGATTTTAATGTCGAGCTGCCAGTTATTAGAATGATTTTAAAGCAAAGTGGGCATTTTGCCGAAGCAAAAATAGCCGACCAAACACTGGATTACATTATTGCGCTACGCAGGGAGTGTGACTCGCTAAAAATAATTGTCAATTGTGATGCTCCATCACCCCGCATCACCGAGCAGGATGCGCCCATCACCCTTACCGATGATCAGGTCGCAGTATTTGGGCGCCCTAACTTTGCGTGCTCGTCTATTGCGCGCGTACTGGTGCACAAGGGCGTCTACGCCGAAATACCGCCACGCTCGGAAAATGAGCAGGCCGTAGCTATCCATTTCCTCAACAGCATGCTCGAAAAGCACGGGAGCAATTGGAGGCTTGAAGCGGAGAAAGTGCTCAACAAGCTAAACGACAAGCCTGAAAGCAAAGTGCCAGAGATCAGCGCTCAAGGCTATGAGGATGAAATTATGTTCATAGACGGCGAAGATGGCGAGCCTGAAAGCGTAGGGGGTTGATGTGAAGTGTCCAGCATGTAATGGCAGCGGAAACGGTGGGCGTGTTCACGTAAACACCGGGATGAATATGGCAACGGGTCGCTGTAGTGGATACTGGAAAGAGGAAAGTAATTGTTTTCGGTGCGATGGATCTGGGGATGTTCCCGACTCTGCACCTGACTGGATTGCCAAAGGTAAGCAACTAAGAGCAGAGCGGATAATGCGCGGCGAACTATTGCACGATGCAGCAAAAAGAATGGGCATATCAACATCCGAGTTGAGCGCTATTGAAATGGGCAAAAAGTGCCTTGATCAGGTGAAGGCAGGTGACCTATGACCGCATCAGTATCGCCGGAAGCAAAACAAAAGGTTGAGTACCACCTTAACTGCCACGACTGCGGGAAATTTGTGCAGAAGGAATTGCGCATCCGCAAAGATGATCCACACAAAAAGCATTCCATTTGTCGCGAATGCTTAAGCGATTACGACTCGGGGTATGAATCATGGTAGCAGTATCGCCGGAAGTGATTGAATGATAGTCGGTGTTGCCATCCGCATTGGCGAGCACATAGAGGTCAGACTTCCGAAGCCAAACCGGCACTGTCATTGCTTTTAGTATTTTTTCAAGATGACGGGTGAGCGAGCAACTGCGCATGGCTTGCGTACTGGTGGCGAGAATCAAGGTTTTTACACTCACGCCGGTAAATACCTAAATCGCAAGCAGGCTCTAGCTTACGTTAAGCGAATCAAGCAGGAAGTAATTGGCAGTCCGCATGCGTATCTGTTTAGCGAAGACTTGTGGTAATTAATTTTAACCAGCCCACACAGGGCTAGGGGGAGTTGTGGCATTAGCAGCTTGGAATGAAGATTTAGCGCTCGGTAAAGAGCCTTGCAAAACTGAACGAGATAGCTGGCGCTGTCCGAATATGAAACCGGTGGATGGTGACACCGATATGAATTATGAGCACTACAAGTGCGAGCTGTGCAGCAAGAGAGTAAAGCTCGATTATAGCGAAATGAGTTAACCAACAGCCCGCAGGGCATGGTGGAGTTTAACAATGAGAAAGCTAGTCCATGGTGTTGGCGTAAACGATGCCGATTACAATGTGCAAAAGTACTCAAAAGGCAAATACACAATATGCCCTTATTATTCAAAATGGGTATTAATGCTATGGCGATGCTATGACCCAGATGTGAATAATGTCAGGCCAACATATAGGGATTGCACTGTTTGCGATGAGTGGCTGGTATTTAGTAATTTCAAGGCATGGATGGAAAAACAAGACTGGATGGGAAAGCAATTAGATAAGGATATTATAATTGATGGAAACAAAGTTTACTGCCCCGAGGCGTGCGCCTTTGTATCACAAAGAACTAACACGTTTGTACTTAAGAAATACCAGAAAACAGATATGCCACTTGGAGTGCATTATGAAACTAAGCGCGGAAACTACACTTCAAACATATCAATAAATGGCAAGGCTGTAAGGCTTGGAAGGTTCGATACGGCAGAAGAAGCTCACGAAAAATACAAGGAGCGAAAGCGAGAAATGGCCATAGAGATAGCTAGCGAAGAATCAGATCCGAGAATCTGCAAGGCCATTCTTGAGAGATTTTCTTTTAATTAACCAATGGCGAATAGGAGAGGGTATGGATAAGCTAAAGCAAATTGAACAGGCTGTGCAGGAATATCACGATGCATTACGTAGAAGAGAGCATGGCGGAGTTGCAGAATCGCGTTGCATGAACAAAATTGAAAATATCCTTGATATGCATTTCGATTCAAGTGTTCCATTATCCAATGACAGCGTTTCTTATAGCCATAAATCAAATAATAAATCGAATTACTAACCGGAGTTTTTATGCTAGCAGATAAAGAAAGAGAGCAAATTTGGAATGATCTGTACCATGATGAAGATCGTTTAAGTTACAAAGTTGATGCGTTCGCCGTCGCCATCGAGCGCGCAGTACTGGCAAAGGTGGGGGAGCTAATTAATATTGGCATTGAATCAATAGGCGGATTTATCGAATCAATAGAGGTTGGCGATACAATAGAGTTTAATTTTTTCGGAACAATGAAGCGCGGAAAAGTTATTCAGATCGGAAAGCATGGATATTGGATTAACGATAACCCTGCTTGCTTTGGCGAAGGAAGCATCCGGTGCCCATTTGAAGATGCACGTAAAGTTCAGCCCGCACCTTCGCCCGAGTAGTCGGGCTTTTTTATTTGTAGTAGAATCGCCTTATCGTGGCGGTGCCACATGTTAGCGAGGGTTGGACGGTGTCCGATCAAGAAGCAAGACCAGCAGGAAGGCCTTCAAAGTACAAGGCTGAATATGCAGAGCAAGCAAAAAAAATATGCAATCTTGGTGCTACTGATGTCGAGTTGGCAGACTTTTTCAAGGTTAGTGTGTCCACGCTAAACCTATGGAAGGTAGAGCATCAAGAGTTTTCGGAGTCCCTAAAAGTTGGCAAGGCTCCAGCTGATGAAAGAGTTAAATTCTCTTTGTTCCATAGGGCTACTGGGTATTCCCATCCAGAGGATGACATTCGCGTGATAGATGGCGAGATAGTCATTACTCCAACAATCAAGCACTACCCTCCCGACACTACCGCATGTATTTTCTGGCTGAAGAATCGCCTGCCTGATGAGTTCAGAGCCAATCCAGAGCCGGGCGACGATGATTATGTTGCGCCAGTGAAGATTGAAGTATCTGTAGTCGATGCAACCAAACCCAAGGCTTAACGTACCGCAAGCCCAATTTATCAATATGCCCAATAAGTTCAGGGGATTTGTTGCTGGGTTCGGTAGTGGTAAAACTTGGGTTGGGTGCGCCGCTACCTGTAAACACTTCTGGGAATTCCCTAAGGTAAACAGCGGTTACTTTGCTCCAAGCTATCCACAGATACGCGACATTTTCTATCCAACGATAGAGGAGGTCGCGAGCGAGTGGGGGCTAAAGGTACAGATTCGCAGTGGTGACAAAGAGGTTCACTACTACTCAGGGGCAAAGTATCGCGGCACAACTATTTGCCGTTCGCTTGATGATCCTGCATCGGTTGTTGGATTTAAGATTGGTCACGCCTTGGTTGATGAATTCGACCTGCTGCCAATCGATAAGGCCTTACTTGCCCAGCGTAAGATCATGGCACGTATGCGCTATAAGGTTGACGGGCTGCGCAATGGTATTGACTACACAACCACGCCAGAGGGCTTTAAGGCTACCTATCAGATATTTGTTGATGACCTTCTGAAGAAGCCAGAGAAGGCTGTTAACTATGGATTGGTTCACGCCAGCACCTACCAGAACGCCAAGAACCTGCCGGACGATTACATTCCAAGCCTTATCGAGGCATATCCAGAGCAGCTAATTACTGCATACCTTGGCGGCCAGTTCGTAAACCTTACTAGCGGAACTGTTTACCGGAATTACGACAGAAAGCGATGCTCAAGCAGTGAGACGATTAAGGAAAAGGAGCCTTTATTCATCGGGATGGACTTTAACGTCGAGCACATGGCCGCTACTGTTTACGTCAAGCGCAATAGCAAAGAATGGCACGCGGTAGATGAGTTTTGTGATTACCTTGATACGCCGGATATTTGCCGGGCAATTCAGGAAAGGCATAAAGATCACAAGATATTTGTTTATCCTGATGCCAGCGGAAAGAATCGCACCACCAAGGGCGCCTCTACTTCTGACATTAAGATAATCAGCAATCACGGCTTTACTGTTCGCGCCCACGATTCAAACCCGCTAGTGCGTGACAGGGTAAACTCGGCAAACAAAGCTTTTGCTGATGGGCTGATTAAGGTAAACGAAAGGCTTTGCCCAACTGTTGCGAGATGCCTTGAGCAGCAGGCATACGACAAGAACGGCGAGCCAGACAAGAAAAGCGGGCAAGACCACCAGAACGACGCAAGCACATACCCAATTGCATACGAAATGCCTATAATTAGGCCAAACGCGGCAGCCCCAAAATGGTCGAGCTAATCCCGCATCCGCACTTAGTTGTTAATACCGGCGATAAGGTGCATTGCATTCCATTTTGGATGATTCGCCAGATAGCTCATGGTGAGCTGCACGCAGATGATGAATTGATGAAAGCCATTGCTTTGGCGCTATTGGATAGAATAAATGCGTAATTACAAATATGCACTTTACAGTGGCGGACTTATAGTTAGCGGTAGCCAAGCCTATTCCAAGGGAAAGGCAATAAAATACGGATCAGAAATACTTGAGCGAAATGGGCTATCGAAGCTAATTCAATCAGCATATGTGAAGCCAATCAGATGACACTAGACCTTGATGATTACCTACGGCACCAGACCTACATTGATAGGCTGGCAACTGGCGCTTTAAATTCGCAGGTATATCCATCGCTTGAGGCTGCATATAAAGCCATTAGAGCAATCATCGCCGATAAAGGCGCCCCAACTACACCCGCACAGCTAGACGATCTTACTAAGGCCATACGCAAGCAAATAGAATCAGATAAGGTATGGGCTACCGTCACCACTGATATGGAGCAGATGGCAGTTTATGAGTCTGCCTATCAAGCTAAGCTTATGGGTGAGGCGTTCGCGGCGACTCTTGCTGTGCCGAAGGATTCCAAGATAGTCGATTGGGTGTCAAAGTCGATTATGTCGCTAACCAGCGGTCAGAGAGTTGATGCTGGGGTTTGGTCTGATTTCGTAACCTCAAATCTAAATGGCCGCGCGCAGACAATCAATTCAATCGTTGCCAATGGATACTCAAAAGGCCAAACGGTTGGGCAGCTCACAAAATCGATAGGCGAGGCATTCGACGGGATTATTAAGCGCGATGCCGAGTCATTAGCCCGCACCGGGTTCGCTCATTATGCGAGTGAAGCTGGCGAGGCGATGATTCAGGATAACGCGGATATCCTTGAGGAGTATTTCTATGTTGTAACATTCGACAGCAGGACTAGTGATACTTGTATTGCTGTTAGCAAGTTCAATGCTCCAGGCGCGCGATTCAAGGTTGGCGATCCGAAGGCTCCATTTCCACCGCTTCACTATAAATGCCGCACCCGCAGGATAGGCGTGCCAAATGGCTGGACTCCTCAAGGAACAAAATCAGCAGTTGGCGGGCAGAAAGGCGAAGCAGCAAAAGAGGCCTTCGATAAGCGCCAGGAGAAAGAGGGTGACAAGAAACTCAAGTACCGCGGCAAAAAGGATTCCAATATACTCATTTGTCGATTGCTGACGCTCTTCTACGCTGATTTTTGGTGTCGCAAAGTCTCGCGGCATATCGATAGTTATTTGCTCAAGGGTCGAC